GGCGCAATCGATAGCGAGTCAACCGCTCGTCAGATCGTAGGACTTCTCAACGATTCCTCAGCTCGAGGAACCCTCGGTGGCTCAGGACTCGTATTCGTATGACCGCCTATACACCTTCCTATAAAGTCCTAGTCGATGGCACAGAAGTAACAGATGTAACTATCGCTAACCTTACGGTTACTTCAGGCAGAACCGATATCAATGTCCAGCCACTAGCAGGCTATTGCCAGTTGCAGTTATTAAATCTAGATAACTCCAGTTACAACTTTACGGTTGGAACAGGGCTTGCAGTCGAAGTAACTAATTCATCGGGAACTTATGTCCCTATCTTTGGCGGTTACATCTCAGACTTTACCATTGCCGTGAATCGAGCCGGTGATCTTGGATTCACCACCGTGGCAACCATTACAGCTCTTGGCGCTTTATCTAAACTGCCCAAGATTATCGATAATGGAATATTGTCCCAAGACTTTGATGGAGATCAGATTTACTCACTTTTATCGGGCTATCTTCTAGGACAATGGAATGAAGTTCCAGCAGCTCAGACTTGGGCTACTTATGACCCTACAGAAACTTGGGCTAATGCCTTTAACATCGGCTTAGGCGAGATAGACCAACCGGGCGATTATGAACTTATTGCACGATCATCTAGCAAGACAGACCTTTACTCACTTTGCACAGATATCGCTAACTCAGCCTTCGGAGTTTTATACGAGGATGCCAATGGCAATATTGGATACGCAGACCAAACACATCGACAGGATTATCTAGCAACCAATGGCTACACAACCCTAGATGCTAACCATGCCAACGGTTTAGGACTAGCTGCGACAACCCGAGCCGGAGACCTTAGAAACTACTTCAACATAATTTACGATAACAATGGCAACCAGTCCTATGTAGCGCAGGACACGGAGAGCCAATCTCTTTATGGCGTTTATGGAGAATCTTATACTTCTCGAATTAAGAAGACCGCAGATGCTCAGGCCTTAGCAAATAGATACATTGCCCTTCGAGCTAATCCTTACCCTAAATTCGAATCCATTACTTTCGTGCTTGGAAACCCGGAAATCGATAATGCCGACAGAGATGCTCTCATCAATATATTTCAAGGCCAACCAGTTTGGATTCAGAACCTGCCGCCTAACATCACCGGCGGGTCATTCCAAGGCTACATTGAAGGATGGACATTTAGAGCAAGCCTTAACAACCTAAGCGTGACTTTTAACGCTTCTCCAATAAACTTCTCCCAAGTTGCGGTAAAATGGGAGCAGGTAAATGCAGCAGAGACATGGAACACACTTAACACCAGCCTAACCTGGCTAAATGCGATCGGAGTAGTAGCGTAATGGCAACAACAACCACGAACTTTGGGTGGGATATCCCTCAGTCGACAGACCTCGTAAAGGATGGCGCTACCGCTATCGCTGCACTTGGCCAAGATATCGACACAGCTCTAGTAGACCTTAAAGGCGGCACTACCGGCCAAGTATTAGCCAAAGCATCTAACACAGACCTCGACTTCTCATGGGTAGCCCAAGATGATTCAAACGCTATTCAGAACACCCAATTAACTGGCAAAGGCGCTCTTATATCGGCATTTTCGGCTGGCACTCCAGCAACACTAAGTGTTGGTACAGACGGACAGATTCTAACTGCCGATTCAACAACTGCTACTGGCTTAAAATGGGCGGCTAACACCGCAACTGTAGGCGGTGCATTTTCAGTTTATAGAACAGCAAACCAGACTATTTCTGGAAGCACAATTACAAAGGTTCAATTCAATGTTGAATCGTACGATGCTGGTGGAAGTTTTGATGCTTCTACTAATTATCGATTTACTCCATCTGTCGCTGGTTACTACATTTTTTCAATGGGACTTCAAGCTATAAGTGGTTCAGATTTTTATGGATACTTATATAAAAATGGAAGTGTCGCCCATAGACTTTGGGGTAGTGCCGGAACTGTTGTGGAAAGCGGAACTGCGCAGGTATATCTCAATGGATCAACCGATTACATAGAGTTCTATACCGCTTGCTTTACTGGCGCTGGCGATATTTATGGCGGACAGCCACAATGCTACGCTATGGGTTCATTTATGAGAGGTGCATAATGCTATTCGACACAATTATTGAAACGTATCCAGAGCTTGCCGAATTAGACGCTTTCAAGACTGGCGTTATCGTCTTGCAGAATGACTCAGACGGCGAAGGCGATTTTATTGCTGAATGGAATTACTCTAAGCCAATTCCTGTTGGTCTTAAATTAGGCAAATGACACCAAAGCTTTGCAAAGCCGGACAGCAATTAAGGCTCCAAGTCGATGATAGTTACCCAGACAGAGATAGAACCTCTGACGGGTGGATTGGGAACTTGGCTCACCAAAATACTAAGTCGGATCATAATCCAGATAAGGCTTATGGAAATGTTGTGCGAGCAATTGACATTGACCGAGATTTATCTGGTAAAGCAAAGCCAGACCTCATGCCTTATCTTGCTGATGAAATTCGAAGATTCGCAAAGAAGGATAAGTCAAAGCGAGTGGCCTACATCATTTTTAATGGCAGAATCGCATCGCCTCGCATGGGCTGGCGCTGGAGAACTTACAAGGGATCTTCACCGCATACTGCGCATTGCCATATCTCTTTCACTAAGAAGGGCGATGCAGATGGCTCGTTCTTTAATATCCCAATGATAGGCGGCACCGTATGAACATGAAGAATCCAGCAATCCTCACAGCAGGAGCTTTCTTAGCTGCATGGGGAGCATCTAACTTTGCACTCGATTATCGCTCAGTTCTCTGGGCGGTATTAGCAGGCGTATTCGGATACGCAACGCCTAAGAAGTGACCGCGCAGGACTTTGCTGCCATTGCCGTAGCAATCATTACAGTTCTAGGCGGCGTTGCAGCTTATGTCCAGTTCATGATTAAGCATTACTTATCAGAACTTAAACCGAATTCAGGCTCAAGTATGCGTGACGAAATCACAGCCATTAAAGCGCGTGTCGATACAATCATCGAGCTGTTAGGTAAGTAACACTTATCCTATGGCAAGGAAGCGACCAGTCATAGACTTAGATACTTACAGCGCCTTAGATGCTTATGCAATAGCGTTGAACGAGTATTACAAGTCTTTGCGCAGAGCAGGATTCACAGAGACTCATGCCTTCTGGCTGCTCTCGGATCGTGAAACCTTCCCGGACTGGATTATTCCAAACCTACCCAACCGGATAGATAATATCCCATACGAGGATGATGACGAGGACTAATGACAGTAAAGCGCATTGCTTGGATTTCAGATATTCAGGCACCGTTTTTCCATGAATCAGCAGTCAAAAATTTAGGTAAATTCTTAAGGGTCTACAAGCCTCACCAAACCATCTGTATCGGTGATGAAATCGACCTTCCTCAACTTGGGGGCTTTGCGCAACCATGGCAAGAGGTCGAAGGCAATATCGATGAAGATCGTAAGTTGACCTTAGAGATTCTCCAGTATCTTGGTGTTACCGATGTAGTTGGCTCTAATCATGGCGCTCGAGTCTATAAGTCTCTATCTCGCAGACTGCCAGCATTTCTGAATCTTCCAGAGCTGCGCTATGACAAGTTTATGGGTTACGACAAAGCTGGGATTAAGTACCATCCGAATGGCTTTGACTTTGCTCCGGGCTGGCATACTTGTCATGGAGATGCGTTCCCACTATCCAACAAGCCGGGGCAAACGGCCTTAAACGGCGCAATGCGCATGGGTAAATCAATAGTCTCGGGTCACACGCACAGACTGGGGCTATCTGCCCATTCTGAGGCCTCTGGCGGCCGATACGGGCGTATTGTATGGGGAGTCGAGGTTGGCAACCTAGTAGACCTCTCAAGCCCGGGAATGAACTATACCAAGGGCTATGCCAACTGGCAGATGGGATTCGTAATCGGCACTTTACACGGCAGGCGATTCACTCCAGAACTTATACCAATCGACCATAAAGATGGCTCGTTCATTTATCAGGGCAAGCGTTATGGATGACCTATATGTCGACATTAAGCGCACTATTGATGACCAAGTAGACTCGACAGAATTGTTACCGTTTCGTTATCTAAATCTAATCGACCAAGAGCTGCCACTAGGGTAACTTTCTCTTAGTGCCGAGATACGGCGCGAAGGGAGCAAGATGATTACTAACCACGATCACATAGTTATATTCTCGATGCTGATTGGTTCACTTCCGGGATTTCTTATCGGATATGCCAAAGGCCATGAACACGGCAAAATTCAGGGCAAGATAAATGCCCGCCGTTTAATCAAGGCTCAAACCCAGCATCAGGTTAATCGATGAACGCCCGTGATTACCTCAACGAGGCGAGAGCTACTATCCAAGACCGAGGACTTGATTACGGTCACCCATCGGACAATATGCAGCGCACCGCCTCACTCTGGAGCGCATACCTCGAGATGCCAGTTACAGATTATCAAGTGGCGATGTGTCTGGCATTGGTCAAAATCGCAAGGTCAATGGAAACTCCTAAGCCAGACAATTACATCGATGGCACAGCGTACTTCGCAATAGCCGGTCAACTACATACTGAGGAGAATGACCTATATGTTTAATTTAGAAGATTACGAAACAGTCGAAGAGCGACTTGTTAAATACTGGAAGGATCACCCAGATGGTCAGATTCATACGAAGTTGCTGGATTCAACTGCTTCTCGCTTTATCGTTGAAGCTAGTATCTATAGAACTGAAGCAGACACTAGGCCTTGGACAACTGGCCTTGCTGAAGAAACAGTCCAAGGGCGTGGAGTTAACGCGACATCTGCTCTTGAAAATTGCGAGACAAGTGCGATTGGCCGCGCACTCGCAAATGCAGGCTACGCTACTAAAGGAAAGAGAGCGTCTCGCGAAGAAATGTCTAAAGTTGCTGCAAGCCAAGAAGTAAAGGCTAAGGTTGAACAAGTAAAGGCTAAGATGGCTGATACATCGAAGGAATATGTCCCAGTACCAAAGGAAGATGATCCATGGAGTCAGTCATTTGCAGCACCAGTTCAGACACTAGAAACAGCAGTAGAGATGGTGAAGGATGTCCTTGGTGGCACTCCAGTAGACGAGAGCTGTATTCATGGTGCGCGTGTCTGGAAGACCGGAACTTCTAAGGCTGGAAAGCAATGGGGTCATTGGAAGTGTCCTGTTAGCCGTCAGAACTTTACAGATGAACCTTGTGATCCTATCTGGTACGAGATTAGTTCAGATGGAACATGGAAGCCGCAGGTGAAGCGTGGGTAAATTATTTTTTAAGAATCAAGATGAAGAATGGGAGCAATTCCCGACCGATGAGCAACTTTATATGGCTCAACAGTCTGCACATGATTTACAAGCTTTAGGCTTTGCGATTATCTGCCAGTTATGTAATGAACCCCCAACAGTCTCTCAAATCAAGCTGAGAGCCTTACAAAACGCTTGGAAGTGTGACAAGTGCGGCACTATGAATTCAGCAGGCAAGGCATGAGACACACATACAACTTTCAATCATCTTGGGGTTATACCAACTGTTCAATCTGTGATGCAGATCGACTATGCAATGAATACCTTCGAGATGATGGATTAGTAGTCTGGTTATGTAGTGCTTGTGAGACCACACTTCACTTATGACAAGACATAGGAAAGACCGAGGCTTTCGTACTGAGCGAGTAGTTGCAGCCTATCTCTCGCAATGGTGGAGAAGCGCAAGCATCGGTCGAGGGGCTGGCAAGGATATACACAATGTCCCGTTCGACATCGAGGTAAAGGCGAGAGCCGACTTCAAGCCCCAAGAGTGGTTGCGTCAAGTTATCAAGAGGTCAGACCGCAAAGAGCTGTCTGCCGTGGTGGTTCGCTGTAATAACATGGGCGAGGATGCTGCTCAGTATCTTGCATTTATGCGATTTGATGACTTGGTGCAATTACTTCTAAGGGCCGGTTACGGCGATATACAGAAAGATTCGGTAGAATTAGAGCCTGAGAGATGCGCTAAATGCGGATCGTGGAAGTTAGAGGATGTGCCATGCCGCACTTGTCAGGGCTGATTTAATGCCTATTTACGAATTCGAATGTTCTAATCCAAGCTGCGAGGCCAACTTGCGGTACGAGAAGGAGTTATCGATCTATGAACCACATACAGTTATATGTCAATTTTGCCATGATTCAATGCAGAAGATTTACAGCGTTCCTAACATCCAGTTTAAGGGAGAAGGCTTCTACTCTACAGATAAATAGTTATCAACAGCCTGTGGATAACTTTGTACAAAACATCATTACACGCTCAGGACACGCCCAAGTTATACACATGCTTGACAGGCTCGGTACACTCTTGGCTAGAGCCCTCAGGGGCTCAGAGCGGGCGCTTAAGCGGATAGCCCGCTCGGTAGCAATCGTTATTGGGATATCTCTATGCTTACCCATGAGTCACGCTACAAGTGGCTCAATGGAAGCAATCGATCCAAGAGATTATGTACGATTAGCATTACCTAAAAAAGAAGCTTCATGTCTATCTAGACTTATAGGCAAAGAATCTGCTTGGAATCACAAAGCAGTAGGCAATCTTAATAGCCCTACAAAGAGTTATGTTTATGGACTATTACAGCTGAAGAACCCTATCGTTAAGGACAAGAGTCCAATAGAGCAGATACACTTTGGGCTTAAGTACATCGATCATAGATATCAAGGCAATGCGTGTAACGCATGGGAGCATTGGAAGGTTAAAGGATGGCACTAACAGAAGAAGCTACGATTCAATGTAGTCGATGCGGGGCAGAAACACCCGAATCAGAGCTAATGGAAGTTTATGCTTGGATCGTATGCGGTATCTGTTATGACGATTTATGAGAAAGTTACTGTGTTATATCTTTAATCACGACCTTAATTACTGGTCACATGAAGGTGTCCATTATGCAATATGCAATAGATGTGACAAGAGTATCTATGTCAAGTCTTAAAGGTACTGGGTCAAGTAATAAGTGGCGCAAGATTAGAGAGCAGATCATCAGACGAGATGGATGCTGTCAGATGTGCGGGTCAGATGAACGCTTAAGCGTTGACCACATCGTACCCCGTACCCTTGGTGGAGACGATAACCCTAATAACTTGCAAGTATTGTGCAGTTCATGCAATTCAAGCAAGGGGGGTAGGTTTTTTGATAGGGGAAGGACAC